GAAGGTGTGACAGGTGGCAACCGCAGGCGGCGGCTAATTTGTGGAGGGCTGACATAGTGCAGGCTTTGCGTCAAAACACGGCGGCTACCGTACTGGTTGGGCCTGTGCTGGATTCTTCAGGCCTGGCAGTCACCACTGCTGTGGTTGGAGATTTTAATTTGACCAAGGTCGGCAGCACTGCTGCGCTGGCCAGTCCAACCACATCCACTCATTCTCACAACGGCTATTACTTGGTCATACTGAGCACCGGCAACACAGATGCCATCGGCAGGGCCTCCATCAGCGTCAACAATTCAGCCATGAGCATGTCAAACCATCATTACATGGTGATGGAGCCCACTGTCTTTGATGCTCTTTTTGATAAGGCATTGGACAGTGCCAACGGCCTTGGTGACGTTCGGCGGTTTGCCGGCCAGGCGATCACAGCTGGAGCCCCAGTCACACTGCCAGCCTCGGTGGCCAGCGAGACCACTTTGACCAATCGGCCAACCCTAGCCCAGATCGAGGCGTCCACCATCCTGGCCAAGGAGGCAACGGCTGCCTCAATCCTGTCGGCAGTCCAGGGGCTCAACAATCTTTCGGCCAAGGTAAATGTTTACGCAGCTCCACTGATGGAAATCCCAGAGTCTGGCAGCCTGGTCTATGCTTTCACTGTCATCGTCAGAGACGACGAAGACAAGCTGGTAAACCTTGATTCCACCCCGACGATCGCGGCGGCCAATGCAGCTGGCACAAGCCGATCGGCCAATCTGTCGGCGGTCTCCAATCCAGCGACTGGTCGGTACACCTTCACCTACACTGTGGCCAGCACCCATGCAGCGGAGAGCCTGCGCGTCACGATCTCTGGCACCGTCAGTGGCGAGGCGAGGTACAGCGAGTGGATTGGGGCGGTGGTGGACTACGACAGCCTGACGGTCCTCCAGGCGATCAAAGCAAAGACCGACAATCTTCCAGCCCTGCCAGCTGCGGTTGGGGACATCCCCACGGCCAACCAGAATCGGGATGCTGTGCTCAATGCTCTGCCGAGCGCTGGCTACGCCAATGGATCCTTTGGCGACCGGATCCTGATCAGCGACAATGACAATCGGACGGTGAAGGTGACAGGCAGCGGCGCTGGGCACATCGGCGCTGACGTCCACGAAATCCAGCCAGGCGTAATCACCAACCTGGCATTCCAGACAGGTGCACTCGATTCCAATGCCCTCGCCAGTTCGGCAGCCACCGAGGTGGCCAATGCAGTGGCGGCCCTGTCGGTCCTGGTCGACCTGGTGACGATGATCACTGGCAGCGGTACACCGAATGCCAAGTGGACGGCCAGTGCACTCAGCCTGGCACCAACCGGTGGCGGCGGTGGTGGAACCGGAACCGGCGCGCGAACAGTGACCATCACGGTCCTTCTAGCTGGAGCACCGGTGGAGGGTGCCAGGGTGCGGCTGACCAAGGCGGCTGAGACTTACGTCGGCTCGACCAACGTCTCTGGCCAGATTACCTTCAATGTCGATGATGGCAGCTGGGTGGTGGGGATCGGATCGCCCAATGCGACCTTTGGCGGCGCAGTGCTGGTGGTCAGCGCGAACCAGACCCAGACCTACACCCTGACGGCCATCTCCATCACACCCAGCGGACCTGGTGGCGTCACAGGCTACTGGCTTTGCCTAGGGGTCAACGGTCTGCCAGAGTCTGGGGTTACGATGTCCATGCAGGCCACCGCGGTGCCCCATGGATCCACCGGTCTGGCGATCGACACCGGAACCAGGACCACTACCAGCAATGGGGCTGGAGTGGCACAGTTTACCGACCTGACTCCTGGCATTCGGTATGCTTGCCAGCGGGGAACCGGCCAGGTGGTCTATGTGACAATTCCTGAGGATGCCATCGGTACCCTCGAGCTCAACAGCCTCCTCGGGTCTCCCTGATGCCAGCCAAGCTGGATAAGAAAAGCTACGAGCAGCACCGGCAAAAGATGGCGGAGCGAATGCGATCCCTCCGCGCAGCCGGATCTGACATTGGCGAGCTACCAAAGATCGAGAATCCCAAGCGGCGGAAAAAGTGTGCTGAATCTTTTCGCCAGTTCTGCGAGACCTACCGGCCAGCAGCCTTTTCCCTGGGGTGGTCCAGGGATCACCTGCGGGTGATCGACCGGATCGAGATCACTGTGAGGCATGGCGGACTGTTCGCTCTGGCCATGCCTCGAGGCAACGGCAAGACCACACTGGCGGTGACGGCTGCTCTGTGGTCCCTGCTATACGGATATCGGCGATGGGCCTGCCTGATCGGTGCCACCGAAGGCAAGGCAGAAAAGCTGCTCAGCTCGATCAAGTCTGAGCTGCGATTTAACAGCCTCCTACTGGAGGACTTCCCCGAGGTGTGCTTTCCGATCCGGCAACTGGAGGGGCGAGCTGCTAGAGCAGGAGGTCAGACCTATCAGGGCGAGCCCACTGGGATCCAGTGGCTGTCCAATCTGCTAATCCTGCCAACGATCCCAGGATCCAAGGCCAGCGGATCGGTGGTGTCGGTCTGCGGTATTACTGGGGACGTCAGAGGCCAGCAGTACACCACCCCCAACGGCGAAGTGCTGCGACCGGATTACGTCATCCCTGACGATCCACAAACGCGAGAGTCAGCCCACAGCAACCTGCAGACCGATAACCGGATCGCCACGATAAACGGCGATGTGCTCGGGCTCTCTGGGCCTGGGGTTAAGATCGCTGGCGTCATGCCATGCACTGTCATTCGCAAGGGCGATTTGGCCGATACTGCCCTCGATCGGCAGCAGTCGCCAGAGTGGCATGGCGAGCGCACCCAGCTGCTCTATGGCATGCCGTCAAACATGGACCTGTGGCAGGAATACTACGAGATAAAGAAAGCCAGCCTGAGGAATGGCGGCGAAGGGGCGGAGGCGACTGAGTTTTATCGAGAGAACCAGGCGGCGATGGATTCGGGCTGCGAGGCGTCCTGGTCCGAGCGATTCAACCCAGATGAGCTCTCAGCGATCCAGAACGCTATGAATCTCTACTTCAGGGACGAAGAGAGCTTCTGGGCTGAGTACCAAAACCATCCCATGGAAAAGCAGGCCGACGATTCGATCCTCGGCGAGAAGGAGATCTGTGATCGGGTTGGAATCACTGCCAAGGGGCAGCTGCAGGAGCACACCGACCAGCTGGTCGGTTTTATCGATGTGCAAAAGGAAATGCTCTTCTGGTCGGTGGTGGCCTGGCGATCTGACTTCACCGGCACAGTGGTGGAGTATGGAGCCTGGCCACAGCAGCGCGGAAACAACTTTAAGCTGTCGACAGCCAGAAAGACACTTTCCAAGCTGTACCCTGCTGACTCGCTCGAGGTGCGGCTGACCAAGGCACTAAAAGACCTGGTTCACCACCTGGCCACTAAGCAGTGGAAGAGTGCAGCGGGCGCTGAGGTGCCATTCAGCCGGATCATGATTGATGCCAACTGGGGCCAGTCGAGGAACCTGGTTTATGAGTTCTGCCGGACTAGCCTCCACCGATCGATTCTTTTCCCAAGTCACGGACGAGGAATCACGGCAAGCAGTGAGCCACTGAATGCACACCATGTGAAACGATTCGGCAGAGCCACCGGCCAGCATTGGCGAATCGATCGAGCCAAAGACATTCCAATCCGGCATGTGCTTTTCGATACCAATTTTTGGAAGTCTTTTTTGCATTCCAGGCTGGCGACCGAACCAGGGACCAGCGGCAGCCTCGTGCTGCACAAGGGCGACGCGCACGAGCATGCCACCCTGGCCAAGCACCTACGGGCGGAATACCCAGTTCGAACAGAGGGTAAAGGGCGGACAGTTGACGAGTGGAAGCACAAGCCAGACCGGCCAGATAATCACTGGTTCGATTGCCTGGTCGGCTGCTGTGTGGCGGCCAGCGTCGAAGGCTGCCGACTAGAGGGCGAGTCTGGCCGAAAGATCAGGAAATCTCGCGCTGCTGTGGGATCCATTGAAGGCTCTCCAACTGGAGCACCAATTCCAGAGCAACCGATTCCATCGCACGGACCAAAGCCAAAACGATCAAGGAGGGTGGAATATCTATGAGCACCAAGAAGCGAGCCGACCAGCCCAAGCTGAGGGCAACGATCACAATGCCGGTTTGCCCACATTGCAGCCAAGCTGCTGGAGTTCTCAAGCAGTCCGGCGCTTATCATGAATTTGAGCATGATGGAAACCGGATCAAGCTTTATCACGTTCGGTGCAAAGCATGCGAGAGCCCTTTTACCCTGCGCGAGGTCTGGCCGATCACTCCAGATCCTGGACCAGATCAAGGGATTTAAGGAGAGGATCAAAGATCAGGCACGATATCATTTCAGCATGCACGATCAAAGAATCCAAAAACTCGAGCATGCCAAGAAGATGGTGGCTGTCTTTGAAGAGCAGCTGTCCACTGGGGCTGGAATTTTCTCCGTGTCGATCGATGGAGCCTATGTCCAGTATCAGCGCGAGGCTGCGGTCAAAGAGCTCGAGATGTGGCGTAAGCAGGTGATTCGCTACTCTCGCGCAAAGTCCCGATTCTCTACCTTCAACTTAGGCAACAGCCACGGCCCATGATCAAACAGGTACAGGATCGACTTCAAGGCCTTTTTGGGCGATACATCGCAGGCGAAGCTGGCAACCAGCGGCGGGACCCTGGCACCAGGATCCAGTCCAGCGATGCACTGCTGGATTCGACCAAACGGAAAAGAGTGATCGAAGGAGCTCGAGAGCTCTGGCGGAATTACTCAGTGGCTGCCTGGGCAGTCAGAAAGCACCTGGATTTCGTTTCCACTTTTACCTTCCAGGCCAGCACCGAGGATCCGGTTTTTAATGAGCGGCTCGAGTCGCTGATGGCCTGGTGGTCCAGGCCGATCAACTGCGATGTCGCGGCCAGGCATTCCCTGCGGCGCATGATCCGATTGGCCGAGGCCAGGCGGGTGCTCGATGGCGACATCTTCCTGGTGAAGGTAAACGGCAAACTGCAGGGGATCGAAGGCGACCGGATCCAGAATCCAACCAGCCAGATCAATGGCAATGGTGGCACCAACTGGACCCATGGAATCCGGCTTAATCCAGGCGGTGGAATGTCCGCAGTTCAGGTCTTCAAACGTCACAGCGATGGACGCTATGAGGAAGAAAAGCAGGTACTGGCCGGCAACTGCATGCAGCTGGCCTACTGGGACTCATTCGACCAGGTGCGCGGGGTCTCCCCACTGGTGTCGGCCATTGCCGAATTCCAGGACAGCATGGAGGTCAAAGACTACGCAAGAGCTAAGGCAAAGATCACCCAGCTCTTTGCTCTGGCGATCACTCGAGAGATGGCGGATTCGGACGACGAGGAGGAGGTCGGCTCGAGCTATCAGATCGATCTTGGCCGAGGCCCAGTAAAGGTCGAGCTTGATCCAGGGGATAAGATGGATTTCCTGGAGAGCCGGCACCCCTCCACGGAATTCCAGGCATTCCTAACGATCTGCATGCAGGCGGCGCTCAAGAGCCTAGATATTCCATGGTCTTTCTACGATGAAAGCTTCACGAATTTCTTTGGCAGTCGCGCTGCACTGATCCAGTATCTGCAGAGTGTGAAAAGCAAACGGGCTGACATCGTCGAGATCCTCGATCGAATCACAGTCTGGAAGATCCTGAGCTGGGTGGCTGAAGGTGCTCTTGTGCTGCCTCGAGGCTACACCGTCGATGACCTGAAATGGGACTGGATCCCTGCCGGCATGCCCTGGTGGAATCCAAAGGACGAGATCGCAGGCGATGTGCTCGCCATCCAGAACAAACTGCGCACCAGGTCAGAGATCAGGCGCGAACGATACGGCGACGATTGGCGGGATGTTGTCCGCCAGCTGGCTCAAGAGGAGCGATTCCTCGAGGAGATGGGGATGTCTGCGGCCACCACTGAGCAACCGCCAGGGCCAGCCCCATCGATGGAGCCAGAGGAAGAGGCGGACGAGCCAGATGACGAAGACGAAAGCAACGGAGAGGAAGACAATGGCGACGATTCAAGCAGCAGCTGAAAGCTTTCGGACGGCCACCATGCGAGCGGCTCCCATGGTTGGAGTCGATCGAGAGGCCAGACGGATCAATGGTGCCAAGGTGATGCAGCTTGGCCGAGTCAATGACAGCCGGCCCTGGGAGGTCGATGAGACCACTCTCGACCAGGTGGTCAACTTTGGCAGGTCGTACAACAAAGGCACAAAGGCCAGGTACACCCACCCCAGCATGAGTGATGACGGATTCGGGAAGTACCTTGGCCGGTGGACCAACTTCAGGCGGGATGGCGATGCGGTCTACGCTGATCTGCAGCTGGCCGATTCTGCTTTCGACACCCCCAACGGCGACCTGGCCACCTACGTCATGGACCTGGCCGAGGAGGATCCTGAGGCCTTTGGGGTCAGCGCTGCCACCAGGCTGCACTTCTCGATGAATCAGGAACCGCCAGAAGGCGAAGTCATTCCTCTGCGGCTGGACGGCCTGCGAGCGATCGACATCGTTGACGAGCCAGCAGCTACCCGCGGCGGCTTGTTCGATATGACCACCATGGCCGGCCTGCCAGCTCTTACCAGCTGGATTGTGAACACCCACTTTGCGGATCGGGAGCCCCGCGAGGTGGTTGAAAGGATGTGCTCCTTTTTGTCCAAGCATTATGGAAGGGACATTATGGATGAAGTGCTAGCGGGAAAAGCTGGCCAGGATCAGACCACAGCTCCGGCCCCTGCGGCTCCTGCTGGCCTGACTCTGGACGCGGCCAAGCCGTACCTCGAGACATTCGGGGATCGCGGCGCGAAGTGGTTTTTGGAAGGCCGATCGATCACCGAATGCTTTGCCGAGGTGACCACCGAGCTGCGAGCTGAGAATGCCGACCTGTCGGCCAAGGTAGCAGATCTCGAGACTCGACTGGCAGCCGCCACGCGGGCAGCAGCTGGAGAACCAGAGGCACTGTCCTCGGCTCCACGGATCGAGATCAGCGACGAAAAGAAAAGAGCCCTGCAGAAGCAGGAAGAGCTGAAAGCCAAAGGCGGCTCTGCTGTGACGAGCAAGTGGGGCGCAGCCCTGGCTAACTAGTTTCGGCTCTCCAGAGCCAGTTGATTCTACCCATTCCAGAAAGTCTTTGACGGAGCAAACAACATGCCTGATAGTTACCTGACCAGTGCCAATGTGGTGGCCTTCAACAAGGTCGACATGGAGCTTCTTTTGAGCGATGTGCTCGACGAGTCGCCACTCGTGGCAGCGATGGCAGCCCGAACCACTGCCGGTGCCACGTTCGTGTACAACAAAAAGACGGCCAACCCAGCGGTTGGTTTCCGAGCGGTCAACGATGGGGTTGAAAACACCATCGGCACCTACACCACCGTCACCACCACTCTGCGATTCCTCGATGCCAGTTTCGCTGTGGACGAAGCAGCCGCGCTGGTTGATGATCGTGGTGTCGATCACATCATGGGGATCGAGGCGATCTCACACCTTCGCCAGGCGATGGCTGAGATCGAAGAGCAGATTATCTACGGCACCGGCAACCAGGCCGGTGGCTTCGATGGTCTGGCCCAGCAGACGAATTTGAACAACATCGCAGACGCACAGGTGGTGAATGCTGCTGGTACCACTGCGGCTACCGGCTCATCGTGCTGGTTGCTGCGGATGGGTGAGGAAGATCTCCAGCTCGTCTGGGGTGCACAGGGCGTGATCTCGATCGGCGAGCGGACCCGAGTGGAGCGAGCAGGATCGAGCACTGGCCGATTCTGGGCCCTGGCTCACTCGATCCACGGATGGTGCGGTCTCAAGGTCGGTACCGTCAACAGTGCGGTTAGAATCGCTAACCTGACTGCGGACAGTGGCAAAGGACTGACCGACAGCCTGATCAGCCAAGCAATCGAGCGATTCCCAGCTGGCCGAGGCCCAACGGTCTGCGTGATGAATCGGCGATCGCTCGGCCAGCTGCAGCGCAGCCGGACGGCGACCAATCCAACTGGATCACCTGCGCCATTCCCGCAGGAATCCTTTGGCGTGCCCATCATCGTCACCGATCGGATCAGCTCCACTGAGGCCCTGCTGACGTAATGAGCACCCCCTTTGCGGCAGCGGCCCTGCATGCCTATCGGGCACTGCAGGTGGTCCATGGCGTGAACATCACCTACGAGAGGCCATCGGCTACCCAGTCGGTGGCTCTCTCAAAGGTGGTCACTGGCCGATCTGATCACGAGATAACCCAGGATGGGATGGTTATCGAGCAGGTCAAGTCCAGAGATTACCTGGTGCGCGTTGCGGACTTGATACTGGGAGGATCCCAGACGCTGCCGAGGAAGGGGGACAGGATCCAGGAAAGTGGCAAGACCTATGCTGTTCTCACCACTGGGACTGAGGCCCAGTGGAAGTACACCGATCCAAGCCAGGTGATCATCAGGATCCATACCAGGGAGATGTGATGGCAGGCGTGCAGGAGACTCTGGTCAACGATGCAGTGGCTTATATCGACGCTGCAACGTACAGCCAAGCATTCACTCCGCGCAAGCAGCTGGTGCCTGTGTTCGATCGGGACCTGCTGAGTGGATGGGATGTGTCGGTCTATGCTGGCCCGTCATCCAGGGAGAAGCTGGCCAGGTCGGGGAGCCACCTAAAAACCTACAGCATTGGCGTCGTTGTCAGATACAGCGCTGATGTGTCGGCAGCCGAGCAGGAGACGAAGGCTGGCCAGTTCCTGCAGCTGATCGACGAGATCGCCACCAGCCTGGAGACCTTCCGACCAGGTGGCAAGATACCAGACGAGATCGAGACAGATATTCCATTCGATGCGGCCAAAGTCAGTGAGCTCGGGCTGCTGTTTACCACCATCACCATCCGATTCAAAGGATTTTGAACATGGCGCACAAGCTGTCTGAGAATGCCAAGCTTTACCGGAACACTGGGACCAATGCGAGCCCGACCTGGAACGAGATCGCCAACGTCAAAGATCTGACCCTGAGCCTGGACAAAGGCGAGACTGACGTCACAACCAGGGCCAGCAATGGATTCCAGGAATACGTCGATGGAATGATCGATGCCACGATCGACTTCTCGATGCTGTACGATCCAGCGGATCAGGACTTTACCGCACTGGAGGATGCATTCTTCGCAAAGAGTGCTGTGGAATTTGCCGTGATGGACGGCATCATCACCGGTGCTGGATCGACCGGCAACCAGGGGCTGCGCGCGTTCTGCATGGTGAAGAGCTTCACGCTCAACGAAAACCTCGGCGAGGCCATCATGGTGGACGTTTCTTTGCGTCCATGCAAGAATGCGGGTGGCGTTTCAGGGGCGCATGTAGCACCCAGCTGGTACGTCGTCCCATAAACCTGAGGGCCTCCATGAGGATCTTCGAAGATAAGACAGGCCAACCATGGGAGCTCGATCTCACGGTTGGCCACTTCCTGGCGATCAAGTCAGAGCTCGGCCTCAATCTGATGGACAATCCAGAGACCCTGCCATCCAGCGTGGAAAAGATGGTCGGTGTGATCTGGATCACCTGCCACGACCAGGCCAAGGCCAAGGGTCTGGGGCCCGTCGAGTTCGCCAAGCGACTCGATGGCAAGATCCTGAGCCAGGCCTGGGAAAAGTGGATGGCGGAGTACATCGATTTTTTCGTGCACCAGTCCCCGGCCCAGGGTCAGCTGCTGGCCCTGCTGTGGGACGCGAGCAAGAAGGCGGAGCGAGCTCGGGCAGATCTGACGATACAAGCTTCTTCGTCTATCTGTTCAGACTTGCAGGAGTTGCTGGAATCGATCCCAGGGGACTCAAGGCCTGGATGATCCTCGAGATGGCCAACGGTGCGAGGCCAGAGCTTATGCAGGGCGGACGGCGGCGGCGCAAAGGCAAAAACCAGATCGGGCTGACTGGCAGAACGATCTCATCCCTCAAGGTATTTCTGGAGCGGCAGCCGAATGGGACTATCCAAACGTCTGCTGGACATTCGGATCAAGCCAAACAAGGCGAAGCTGAGAGAGATCGAGCGGACGCGGTCCAAGCAGATCCGCAGGGCTGATTCGGCCACGACAAAGACCCTCGATCGATTTGGGGCAATCATCAGGCAGGATGCAAGGAAGCTGATCGGGCAGCCAAGCCGGCCAAGGAAGATCACCAAAAAGATGGTGATGGTTCCTGTTGTGAGCCAGAGCGGCAGAACCTACCTGCGGCGCCAGAACATCCTGGTAAGCACCCCACCACCCAAGCCACGACCTCCTGGAAAACCTCCCAAGGATCGTGGCAAGTCCGATTACATGAGCCTCAGGAACATCATTTACAAGACCGATCGGCAGCGATCCAGGGTGCGAATCGGTACGGTCCAGAGCAACGGCAAGACGTACAACGGCAAGACCGTCCCTGACCTCCACGAGTTCGGCGCAACGATCACGGTGCGAATCCGAAGGATCCCAACGATCACCACGATGAATGACCTGAAGAAGAGGACCAACACCACAAGCCGAGGCAAGAAAATCCAGTCTCTGACTAAGGTCAGATCTGGCATGGATATCATCGAGAGCATTGGCGGAACCTCGACCAGGGTCAAGATTCCCAGACGGCCCTACATGCGGCCAGCCTTCCAGCGTCACAAGTCCAAGGCGACGAAGATCTGGAAGGAATACTACCAAGCCACAAGGGGCAGGCGATGAGTGCAGAGCTGGCCGGCCAGGCCTATGTAGAGATGTCGGTGAAGGGCAAAGAGGAATTTGCCAAGGCCTTTGCCGAAATGCAGGCAAGCGTTCGCAACTTTGCTACCAGGCTGGCAGGTGTCAAAGCAGCCCCCAACACATCGGCGCTGAACAAGTTTTTCAAGAGTGCCAAAAAGGAATTTGCCGACCTCACAAAGATCACTCTGAAGTATGGATCGATCGCAGGAGCTGCCATCGGCGGTGCTGCAGTGGCTGGGATGACCAAGGCGATCTTTGCTGCTTCCAACCTGGAGGAGACACTCAACAAATTCAATGTGGTTTTTGGGTCGCAAGCCGAATCGATGCAGCAATGGGGGACTACCTTTGCGAGCCAGATTGGTAGATCTCGCCAGGAGGTCTTGGACTTCTTGGCAATGTCCCAAGGCCAGCTCGTGCCACTAGGCATTGACCCCGCGATGGCAGCCGAGATGAGCAAAACCCTTACGAGCCTAGCCTACGATTTTGCCAGCCTCAACAATGTCAGCGATGCTGAAGCATTCAATGCAGTTCGGACTGCAATGCTCGGCGAAGCTGAGGCCCTCGGCAGGCTGGGGCCAAAGCTGGATGAGGCAGCGGTAAAGGCAGAGCTCCTGGCCAAAGGCCTGAATCCCGAGACAGCCAACCAGGCACAGAAAGCGATGGCTCGATACAACCTGATTCTGCAGGGGTCGACCTTGGCACAGGGCGATGTGATCCGATCTGGAGACTCCTTTGCCAATCGTCTGAAGGCCCTCCAGGCTACGATCAATGACGTATCAGCAACCATCGGGCAAATCTTCATTCCAATTGCTCAGGCTCTTTTGGGATATTTCCGGGAGCTGATCATGAGCATGGGTGTCACAGAGCAATCAGCTGGAGGCCTTGGCGGTGCACTGGGTGGCTTGGGAGACAATGCTTTGCTGGCGAGCAGTGCAGCCGGCTACATCGTCAAAGCTTTTGCTCTGGTGGATACCGGCTTCAACATGCTGATGGGGACCATGCGCCAGCTGATGCTGAACCTCATGGGCCTTTTTAAGCTGATGATCAATAACCCATTGGCTCGAGGTGTCTTTGGCAAAGAGTCGATCGATAACCTGGTCAGCATTGTGGACGAGGTGAGCGCGGCCACCACCAAACTGCAGGAAGAAAACCGCAAGCGAGTCGAAGCTGGCTTCGACACCCTGATGGACCCAAAGGCTGGCGAGAAGGCTGTGGCCGATGTTCAGGCATTCGTTGCCGACCAAAAAGCCAAGTTTGACAAGCAGCGCGAGCAGATCATGGCGGCCCGGGAAGCAGCCAAGGCAGAGACGGCCAAGGCGGCGCAGGATGCGGCTGACGGAGTCGAGAAGTCACAGGACGCAGTCCAGAAGCAGCTGGAAGCTGGCCAGCAGGTGGCACTGACCAACCTCGAGCAGCTGCAGGATCTGAAAGCCGGCCAGCCAGAAGGAGCTGGAGCACCAAAGCCAGCCAAGGAAAAGCCGGCAGTCGATGATTCGGCGGAGCGAGCCAAGGAAATGGATCGCCAGGCGGCCTTGGAGGCCCAGCAGGAGGCAGCGAATAAGACGGTGCAGCTGGCCACACCTCAGGCCCTCGAGGCGACCAGCACAGCGGCCATCGAGAAGTTCAGAGAGAATGCACTGAATCAGCAGCTGGTGATCCAGAGGCAGCAGGCCCAGCTGCTGCAGCAGGTCGTCAAGGTGCTGCGGGATCCAAAGCTTTTACTGACGGAGTTTGGTGTATGAGCGCGTGCTTTGGCCCACGAATCGGGATCAATGGATCCGAGACAATCAACCTGGACAACTTCCGGGTCAACGTCGAGCATTCGATGGTTTATGTGGTCGTGATGACCACAGGGCCAGGGCTCACAGGCAGCAGAGATGCACTGGCCAGAGAGGATCAGGTGCTGCTGGTGCCAGGCGTCCCGGCCCTCGGTGCTGCCAGTGAGATCGCCCCTGGTGCATTCTGCAACCGGCGCAGCCCAGTGGAAATTGGCCAGGGTGTGTGGGAGGTGGAATGCACCTTTGACAACACGGCTCTCAGGCCGAATGAGATGAACCAGGAGCCATGGGATCTCACACCCACCTGGCAGTGGTCGGCAGAAACGATCGAGGTGCCACTGATCTATGATGCACAGGACCCGACCAGGCCCATCCTTAACAGTGCCGGCGAGCAGCTCCCACCGCTCACCACACCAGAGTCAGTGCCAGTGCTCACGATCAGCCGGGCAGAGCTCTATTTCGATCACATCCAAATTCAGTCCTACATGAACCGAGTCAACAGCCAGCCGTTCTGGGGCTGGTCGGCCAACCAGGTATTGTGCTCAGAGATCACCGCGCAGCAGCAGCGGAAAGATACCACCAGATACTGGCAGGTGGAGTACCGGTTCAAGTTCTGGTACAACGGCGGCGAAGGCTGGAGGATCAAGCTGCTGGACGAAGGCACGTACTATTGGACGGGTGGCACCAAAGGAACAGGGACAAGAAGGCCATTTGGTGATGATGCATTCCAGCAGGTGACTGGCAACCTCAACGGATCGGGCGGGATCAATACCAGCCTGAGCACACCGGTGTTCATCACACCTGCATTTAACAGGTACCAATCGGTAGACTTCAATGTCTTAGGCCTTGGGCCATGGAGCTGGGCATAATGGCCAAGCGAGCAGCCGTCCTGACTCCTGAGCTAGCAGCTGCTGTGCAGCGCATGGTACGCGAAAAGGTGACAGCCGTCTCGACACCAACCGAGCGGAGAATGCCGTCCAACGTCGGAGCCAGCTGGCTGATGCGAGCTGAGGAAGATATCGCGGCTGGGAACTATGGGGCGGCCACACCAGCTTTCTCCACTGGCGACGCACAGATCGCATTGAGGAATAAAACCACCGGCCTCCTGGAGCCCCACGAGCCAAACAGCACCCCAGTCTCTGGTCTGGTGTACAACCTCACCGATCGATTCATCAGGGACAACGAATACTTTCTGGCCAGTCGGACTCAGGACGGCACACTAATTGTGCTGGACGTCTATGCTCGGCCAGGATGGGCGATGATTGGGGTGGTTGCAGCGGGTGGGATAACAGGCAGGAATCCAGCTTTTGCATACCCTGGAGTCGGCAATATGCAGCCCTATCTGCTGAATTCCATAGGCCAACTGCAAACGGTGGGGACTCCCATACAGGTGTACAATCTGTCGACTGCCCCAATAGCTGCAGGCCAGTGGGTGCAGGCAAAGCGTGAATGGTATTCTGGCAACTGGTTCCTAGACTTCGAGGCATGCTGAAATGGCAACAAAGCTTGAGCGGGTGACAGTTACGATCTCCAGCGGCGCTGTGGCCAGTGCTGCAGTTTCCATCCCACTGGACAAGACTCCCCAGTCCATTGTCGTACCCTCGGCAATGACTGGCACCAGCCTGCGGTTTGAGGTTTCGGACGATCAAGGAGCCACCTACCGCAAGCTGTACAAAGACGGCACCGAGTACACTGTCACGATCGGGACAGCCGAGGCCAGGCATGTGGCCTTGGATGCAGCCGTTTTTCGTGGCGTGGTCGGTGCCTCCTCCACCAGTCCGACTTTGCTGAAAGTTGTCAGCAATGCATCGCCGAACGAGGCGGCCAATCGGACTCTGCTACTCAACTGCGGAATTAGCTGATGCCCAACAAACACGGCGCTGGCTGCACATGCTGCCAGGAGGACTGCTCGACCTGCAATCGTTTCATCACCAGTGTGGCGGTAACGATCAACAGCGAGACAGTATCCTGGCCAGTCAATCAGTTCATGCACACACTGGCTGGCTGCACCCTGCTGCTGAGGCACTGCAGCGATCCAGTGATCTATGATCTTCTGGACTATTCGGCAGTCACAGCGTATGACGGGCGCAACGGCGATTGTTGGAAACCATTTGCTGATATCGGGCAGGATGCTCACTATGTCCAGCCTCTTTGGCCACAGCGATGCTGCCTAGCAGAGAGCGGCGGTGGGCCAGCCCCAATGTCTCCAGGTGGAGGACCTGGGCCAGTCACCCCAACCGGCTGCATTGTGTGTGGGACCGCATACAAGCAGGAGCCCAGTGAGGAATTCCCAGATGTCGATTGGCCCTGCCAGATGACCGAGTATTACATCACCACCTTCAAGGTGCACGATGTAACAGCTGATATCAAGGTCAAGGTTTGGCATGAGTACAGCGTTTCGATCCGATTCATTCCACCGCTCGCGATGGCCTTTGATGTCTCAAAGGTGACCATGGTCGATGTGCAGCACAAGGTAAGCTTTTCGATCACCGGATACTACAACGACAATTGCCCAAGGGATTATGAATGCACTGTTGCTGCTGCGGATTGCACTGAGCCGGTGAGTGGAGTCTATCCTGACCAAGTACTCGGCAGTTTCTACTGTGAGAATGGATTCCATGGCCAGGATGGACTTCGGCAGTATCGATTCTTCGACTGTGCCACAGACACACCCAACTGGGTCGAAGCAACCACCAGTACATACTGCTTCGATTCCTACATGCAGGAAGCTGGTACATGGCAGGAAGGCTGTACCAAGATGCTAACAATCTGCAGCGGCGGACCAATCAAGCTGATCGGTGGCCGGCTGGCAGTGGTAACCTCGGACCAGGACTGGGAGACAGCCCGACCTGGAGACCCAACCTGTTTCCTGATCAATCCAAAGGACAAGCTTTGGGAGGATGTGAATCAGCTCGGCGACTGGATCGAGTTCAATCTATTCCGCAGAGACACTAATCGGTTCAACACATTCCCATTCGATCGACTGATGTCTGGGACCTACCCAGACCAGCAGTGCGATATCCGAGATCCCATGGACCCCAGGCCAACGATCTGCTTAAGCGGCTGCGGGACTCATAATGTGGGATCAGCTCGTTGGGCGTATGAGGGGGCGGGAGATTACGATGGCGAGGCCAACTGGACATGCACTGGCAGCTACAGTGTGTGCAGCCCCCATCCCGTTCCACTCGTCGAATATCCTCCAACCGCAACCGGGGACGTCGAAGATATCATCTTTGACTTTTCTACCTGCCCAGTTTCGCAATGCACCACCGGCGATGATGCGGTGGTCCCTGCCTGTGGTCTTTGGCTCTCCAGCTGTTGCGAGGGCACCGATCCTGCCACGGTGACGATTCCAACCGGTTGGAATGTCCCTTTCCTGGTCTCAGTCACGATAAACTGCACATGATCGACAGCACCTGTCCGCGATGCGGCTTTGTCCATCGAGCACCGGCACCGGTGACGATCTTTGCATGCTGCCCCTCTGGCCAAGATCCAGTGATCGACACCAGCAGGAAGCAGGTGATTCGAATCGATCAGCCAGCGAGTGCCCAGAGGCACCGAGCCGACCGACCAGGCGATCGGCTGCAGCTCATGATCAAGCACCATTTTGGGATCGACCCAGCCCCCAACTGCACATGCCGGCAACTGCAAAGAGAAATGAATGCTGCTGGATGGAGGATCTGCCTCGAGCAGATTGAGCCACTGGCCGAGAAGCTGGAGGCCAATGCCAAGGAATACAATTGGATGGTGACTGTCGGCGCAGTGCTAAGAGCGGCCAGAACAGGTGCCATCGTCTGGCTGAATCCGCTCGATCCCTGGCGATCGCTGATCCGCGAGGCATGCAAGCGGACCCAGGAGGACTGCCAGACTGCGGACATTGGCCGAGCCGATTGGTGGGGGGCTGAAACCTAATGGAAATCGGAGATCTGCTGAACCCAGAGGAGCAGGGGGAATTTGCCTGGGAGGAAGGGCTTGAGGCAGACACCAACCCATTCCCAAAGGGGCACCCTGCCAGGCGTCAGTGGTTTGTAGGCTACTATCGAGCCAGGAGCGAGGAGGCGGTCCAGGTGGTGCGCAGGAGGCTTGGCCTTGATCCTGAAGAATAGCTGGGCTCTAGATCTGCTGGTTGCGATCGCGGCGGTATTGGCGGCGGTCTTGGTGTCTTGGGCAACCAGCCACCCCATAATTCCTCCTGCCCCTCCCAGTGAGCTGCGGGAATCAGTCGACGATCCTCCACTGCTCGAGGGCAATCGAAGCGACCTCTGGCCAGAGACCAGAGCGGCATTCGTCGCCAAGAATCCGGCCTGTGCAGCGTGTGGAAAGCGGATCGACCTCAACGTCCACCACCTCATTCCGTTTTACCTTCGGCCAGATCTCGAGCTTGTGGAGTCAAACCTCATCACACTTTGCCGAGAGCACCACTTCCGAGTCGGCCACGATCCTGACGGCCCCTGGGAGCCAGAGCGTCCCAGCTGGAGGGCCTACAATCCGCGAGTGATCGAGCATGCCGGCCAGGTGCTGGCAGGTCGGCCAATCCTTAGGTAGCCGCAAAGCCAACCAGATACTCATCTGGATCGAGCCAGACAATCGGCAGCCCAAGCGATCTGGCCATCTCGATCTCGGCAGCCAATCCATCCGAGGCAGCCCAGCCAGGCAGCATGGCGACCACCAACCTGGTGCACCTGCTCAGGATGGCCATATCGTAAGACTCCCAAAAACGGAAATCGGTGGGCAGGCCAACTGCCTCGGCAATCGGATGGCAGTGGCTGATCGGGGAGAAAATGTGATACCCATCCTTCATCAGCTTTCCGGCAATTACGTTCATCTGGTTGAACCGTAGGCAGCGGACAGCCAGATCGGGGTGAGAGTAGGGACCAGCCAGGTAGAACATCACAGATCTCCAATCCAGTGAACGGCCAGAATCAGGACGAGGACGGCGGCGATCCCAACCAGCTCATGCAGCTCCATGGTCACCCCTTCACCGAGTAATACGTCACGAATTTCCCATTGCTCGATGGCACCTGCTTGGCCTCGATCACACCGGCCTGGACCATCGTCTCGAGTATTTTATCGAGATCCTTGGCAGTCCATTTGCAGGCCCTGATTAGAGCCGTTCGGCTGCAGAGCTGCTTTCGCTTGGTCCATTCGTTTACGATCTTGCGGATCCTTTGCCACTTCTGCTGGGCTGGATCGCTGCTTGCCACTTCGTCCTTTGCCACGGCAATGAATCGCTCGGTGCACCAGGTGGCAAAATCGATTCCCCACCTGGCGGCCAGATCATCGATCACTGGGGCCACATGGTCGCGGCTGCAGGCGTAGATCAGAGCTAATCGCCGAGCCTTCTCGATGCATCTGGCCCAAACAGCGTTCTCAGTTTCATCCGTCCCGGCATCCTCAGCCTTGGCGACCAGCTGGCGGAATGCATCGGTGGCTGCCGGCGACTCTGGCACCAGGATGGCATCCGGCCACTGGCTCCCCAGGTTGCCTCCTGGGCTCAGCTTCATCCAGTAATCGGCCAGCTCCAGGATCCCCATGGGTGGGTTGGTCTCCTCGATATCCTCAGACCTGGCTTTCGGTCCTGAGTCGATCACCATCATTCGCGCGGCGAAACCGTCCTGCAGATGGCCCTCCTCGAGGCCAGCCCAGAAGTGCTCTGGCACCGTCATCCCCAGGAAGCTGCAGCAGGGCAGGTACACCTCCTTATTGTTTTTGCTGTCAGCGTAGCTCTTCTGCTTCCACACACCTCCAGCCTCTCCCCAGAGCTCGAGGAGCGCCTCCTGGACCGCATGGAGGTGGGCTCCACCGGTCTGCACCTTGGTCTTGGCAATGAATCGCCCGACTTCATCCCAAAGGTACAGCTTAGAACGGCTGACCAGGAGATCCGAGGCCAGCGCAGAGTCGGATGAAACCTTACCACCGTACAGCTGGCCGGCACCGATCGCGTTAAGTATCTTCTTCACGCAGGTCTGCGGGGCCTGCTTGCCACCACCAGACGGCGCCAGGCAGACGAAATAGAGATTTGAGCGGCTGCCGGCTCGATCCTTACACTTGCCACCGATCAAGGCTCCCTGGAGGGCCACGGCGGCCACCAGAGACAGCACCCGATTCTTTCTAGGGTTCTGGCTGGTGATCCAGTCGGCGACGTCAGAGCAGAATCCTGGCACCTTGAGCAAGTGGGCGGGAAAGTCCCGGCTGTGGCTCTCCTGCTGGGCCTGAGCCATCAGTCCACCGAGGTACACATCCCATCGATCCAGCTCCGTCTGGCTCAGTGGCTCGGCGGATTGCTCGAGTCGAATGGACTCCTCCTCCAGCATCCAGCCCTGTGAGCCCTCGAGCCGGCCAGCATTCTCTGCATGGCGGAGCTTGTGCTCCAGCTCTCGATCGCTCCAAGGCGGCTGGCACCCCTGATTCCAATCGGCCAGGATCTGCCTGGCCCCATCAATTCCAAGTTCGAATCCGGTCACAAGGACGCAAGCCAGGCGGAATGTCACCCCATGGCCATCCTGGCCACTGATCGCGGCTGGGTAGCTCTGAGCGTACAGCCTGGCCCTTTGTTCGGCGTCTGGCCGGCCAGGTTGGTGCGGTCTTGGCTCCTGCCTCGGCAGCGGCGCAGGTCTCGCAGCTGCAGCTGGCTCTGGAGGGATCACCACATCCGTCAGCCAGTCGATTCCGGCCTGGCAGTTCTCCACCTGGTCCACCGATCCCCACTGGTCGCCAGTCACGGTGAAATATCGGCCAGAGCTGTAGATCTCTATCCTGGCACCTGGCTTGCCTGGGATTTGCAGCTTTCGACCCTTGGCGATGTTCGGCCTCCCAAGGCAGAAGATCTTGAGACCTTTGCCACTGGGGCTGACCTCGGTGTAGCTCGGAAGGTGCGCCAGCACATCCTTTGCCCAATCATCGAGCTGCCAGTCAGTGTCCATGCAGTTGTCTAGGTCGACCCCCACGAAGTCATCACCAGGTGCAAAGACGAATCCGCACCCGGTGTACGTTGCCAGATTGCCCTGGAGCACCTGCTGGACAGCCTCAAAGCTGGACCAGTGCGCTGGGTCGGTGGAGCTGGCCATCCGGCCATTCACCTGGTACGGCACCTTGGTGGCCTTGCCATCGCGCTTCTCAAGCTTCCACAGCACCCACTGGTGGGCTGCCCTCATGGCGTGCGGGATCTGCATGGTGTCTCTCTATGATCGAAATAGCTGGGCCTGAACCTGCGCGGTAAGCTTGGCCTCATCGAGATCGATGAGACTGAAATGGCCCCTGGGATGGAATTCAACGTCAACAATTTCTGGAAACTTGCGGCCAGGCGTCCACCTCATCAGGACCCTAGCTGGCTTGGCCACTGCCTCTGGGCATTTCTTCAGAATGTGCCAGGCCTCCCAGCATGATCCTGGGCATGGCACATCACTGCGGCGGCGCCACCATCGCTCGGCCTGCTTCTTGGCTGTTGAATCATGGGGGTGATCCAGGCTAAGAAATTCGCTGAATGCATTGGTGCCCCTCAGCTTGTAGATCACCCTGAGCGATCGCTTTTTGCCAGGCGGCGAATACACCAGGTAGGCTGGATCGCCCAGCACCTCGATCCATTCATCCTCCTTTGATGGCGATCCGTCAGAGAGCACCGGGAGCGTGCTGGCTTTGGCATCGTGCTTGGCTTCTGGCTCTGGCCACTGGTACCCACAGGCTGGGCATTCCCTGGCCTGGATGGCCACGAGCTCCTTACACTTGGGGCATGCCCTAGCCGGTGCTTCACCACCTGAACCAGCGCCCAGGCCCTTGGTCTTTGGAGGCCTGAGGCGATCCACTGGCCCATGGCGTTCGATATTGCCTGCGAAGTCCAGCACCAGGCAATTCTGTTTGCTGGGATGGAGCCTGAATCCTCTGCCAATCATCTGGTAAAGCAGGCCAGGGCTAAGGGTCGGCCTCAGAAGAGCTACACAGTCGATGTTGGGCGCGTCGAATCCTGTGGTGAGCACATCGATATTTATCAGAAACCTGATGGCACCAGCCTTGAAACCGTCCAGGACCTTCTGCCTGGCGGCTGGCTTGGTGGTTCCATCTACATACCCCACGGATGCTGCCCCCACAGCCTTGGCCAAGTGCTCCTCGACAAGTGCAGCATGGCGGCGGCCACAGGTGAAGATGAGCACCGATCGGCGATCGGCTGACCAGCTGAGGAGCTCCTCGACTGCCTGGCGGACCGTCTCTTCCTGAGCAGCGGCGCGGTCCAGCTGCGACTGGATGAATTCGCCACCCCTGGTGCCAACGTCAGCGACCTGCATCAGATTGCCTGGCTCTTTGCTGGTCAGTGGGCAGAGGAAACCCTGCTGGATCAGCTCGAGCAGTGGCACCTCGTAGCAGATTTTGGAAAAGAGCCTGCCCTCCCCAACCACCATGCCATGATCGAGGCGGTATGGTGTGGCTGTCAGCCCGACGAATCGGATCTTCGGATTGATCTTCTGCAGATTGCTGAAGAGCTCAAAGTACATCCCCTCACCATCACCAGGGATCAGGTGAGCTTCGTCGACGATAACCACATCCCTGTGGCCGAGTTGGTAAGCGGCTTTTTGGCGGTACACGGACTGGATCCCAGCCACCACCACATCAGCCAGGTAGTCCCGGCGACCGATCCCAGCCGAGTAAATGCCAGCCTGGAGCCCCGGAATGCAGGCTTCGATCTTCTCAGCATTCTGCTGGAGCAGCTCCTTACGGTGGGCCAGAACCAAGCAGCGGGACTTCCATGCCAGAATATCCCGAGCCATCATGGCGATCGTCAGCGATTTGCCTGCTCCTGTGGGCAGTACCAGGCATGGGTTGCCTGGTTGCTCTCGCATGAATTGCCAGACCGCTTGGACTGCTTGGCTCTGGTACCACCTAGGCTCCATGGTCAGCCCTCCACCTTCACGCGGCAGTGATGGTAGTAAGTGCCGTCTTCGGTGTAATACCTGATTGCATTGCTGTCTAAGTCTTTTTGGCAGCGCATCAGACGGGCAAAAATACCCCACACCAAAGACCCGTTTGGGTTGGTCAACCCAGCAGAAAATTCGCACTGCTCTCCTAGGTCTATATGTATGGGGTGTCGATAGCCTGCACCAACTTCCGATTTTGCTGGCCCCTCGTTTCTGATGACGGCATATCGGAATTCCTGCCACCTGTTTGGATCTAGGCCATCACGAGTGCATTTGAATGGCAAAATCCAACCGGTAACTTCAGCCAGCCGCAGCTCACTCCATGGCTCAATCTCTCCATTGCGAACATACACAAGCTTGCCAACGTCGGCAGCCGTTGCGTCGCGATATGCGTCGCGAATGTCCAGCCATTCGCCTGGCGACATCCTGGGGACAGCGCGTGGCCCTGCCGGATGTTCCGGCTCGGGTGCCTCGGCAGGCGCAAGCCAGTCAACCTTGAAAGCATAGCCGGCAAGAATAACCACTGCCGACTGGTACGATTCGCCAAACTGTTCGACCTGCATTACGGC